CACCACAGGTCGTTCAACAACCAGTCAGTGAAGCACCGAATATTTTGATGATTATAGTTGTTATTGCCGTGGTATTATTGCTATTTGGCGGCGGATTTGGCTTTTTTCGATATTATTAGAAGCCGGATGCATTCCACGAAAATTGACTTGATTGACCACCATGATTGTCGGTATCTTCGATAAAGACCCAAAAATGATCATTGACCATACCGTAAACCCGTAACACCATATTAGTTCCATTGCCAACAGTACAGGCAACGACATTTGGTGCATTAGCAAACGCAAGTGGAAAATACACTGTTGCAGTGCCGGATGGGCCGGTATTACCTTGACCACTTGCCATCATCCAACCTGATGCAAGATCTTTCCAATACATGCCAGCTGATGACGCGTCGCCATATGCCGTATTGATGGATGCGGTACCAGTAGCCCCTGTGCCGCCTTGTGGTCCAGCTGGTCCAGTTGCACCTGTGGCACCCTGTGGACCTGGTAATAACTGAACCGCTGCAATGGCTGCTGCTATTGCGGCCGTTATCCCCATTAAATTTCGCGCTGTTGCTAAGGTAGCAGCTTCAACAACTGGTAACATAGCTGGCGAAATATCACTTTCCGGTAATGTGCTTGACGTCAACTGATCATATATTTCATTGCCAAGTGCGTCTTTTAGGATTGCTCGATAATCACCATCACCAAAAATAATTGCGCGACCGGCAGCATCAAGTACAACTGGATTGGTATTAAGGGTCACCTGTAGTGCATCTTGCCACGTGCTTTTTGGTGTCAATGTACCAGGAATATAAAATGCAATTGTGCCACCCGCATAAGGGGCGCCATTTTCATCGATAAATTGCACTTCGGGCGTTGGGAGCAAACTTGTCATCAGATATTTATAATTACTAGTATGGTAGATCAATTAAGTCCCGATCTTCGCAAAATACTGGTTGCGAAGCAGCACACACCCGAAGTAGTGGCCAAAGCAAGTGTTACGCAAAGAAAGGCGGTTCTTGAACGACAGCGGCTTGCTGAAATGACTGTTGCTGAAATTGAAGAGCGAACAGCACGACGCAAAGAGGAAATACATCTGAAACTGCAAGCTGACCGGCTGTTTGACTATGATGAAAGCATAAAACTTCGCGACATAGCAAAATCTTACACGCCCCTATGTCTTGACGTATTGGCTGAAATTGCGGTTGATGGTAAAAATGAATCATCACGTGTCGCTGCTGCAATGGCATTATTAGACCGGGGTTGGGGTAAAGCGCGGCCAGTTGCAAGTGATCCCGAACCCGAATCAAACACACATATTTCGGTAAGTTTTCCAGTCATCAATAATACACCAGTTGCACAAAAAGCCAACGTTATTGAAGATGAAAGTAAAGATATAGATGTCGATCAAGATTCCGAATAACAAATCGATAACTGCGCATTTTCCGCCTAAATTATATGGTTTATTTGAACCACATCGTTATAAAGTCCTATATGGCGGTCGAGGTAGTGGTAAAAGTTGGGGAATAGCTCGTGCTTTATTGCTACTTGGTCAAGTAAATCCAATTCGCGTCTTGTGTTGTCGCGAAACCCACACGTCAATGTCGGATTCAGTACATCGGTTATTAGCTGAACAAATTATGATGTTGGGACTTGGCAGCTTTTATACAATCGATCTTACGCGGATACGTGGTAAAAACGGCACTGAATTCCGTTTTGTTGGTTTACGCAGCAACAGTCAACAAATAAAAAGCTATGAAGGCATAACCCATGTATGGTGTGAAGAAGCGCAAAATATATCCGATTTCTCGTGGGAAATATTGATCCCAACGATTCGCCGTAATGATTCAGAGATATGGATTAGCTTCAATCCTTATCTCGAAACTGATGCTACGTATGAACGTTTTATTGTAAATCCACCCGATAATGCCTGGGTGCAAAAGATGAATTGGCGTGATAATGCCGATTTTCCTGAAGTGCTCAGAGTTGAAATGGAACAACTGAAAGCCAAAAATTATGACAATTACCTTCACATTTATGAAGGTGAATGCCGTCAATTCCTTGAAGGTGCGGTTTATACCAATGAATTGCGACTGGCTGAATTAGAACATCGCATTTGCAAATTGCCATATGACCCAACCAATGCAGTTGCGGCGTTTTTTGATATCGGTTATGCCGACGCAACTACCATCTGGTTAGTGCAAAAGGTCGGCTATAACACGCATTGTATCAATTATATCGAAAACAGCCGAAAGACCCTTGATTATTATCTCAAAGAATTGAGTCTGTTGCCATATCCAATCAGTCGAATTTGGCTACCCCATGACGCAAAAGCGCGAACATTGGGCAGTCATATGTCGGTCGAAGAACTAATCCGTCAAAAAGGCCATTGGGTGTCGATTGTACCAAATATCAGCCTATCGGATGGGATCAATGCGGTGCGAACGTGTTTTGGGGCAATGTATTTTGATCGCGACAAATGTCAAATTGGGCTTAATGCACTTCGCCATTATCGTTATGAAATTGTTGAAAAACAGGGCGGCGGTTTCAAGAATACACCGGTTCATGATAAGTGGTCCCATGGTGCTGATTCGCTGCGTTATGTAGCAATTGGATTGAAACCGCCAAAAGCTAAAGTCGAAAATAAATATGGTGAATATCGGGCCACACATGATGCCAATTCCTGGATGTCAATGTGACATTGTGAAAGTTGTGAAATGTAGTGACAAAAGACAAACAAAAAATCATAGCGGAAGCAAAAGACCGATTCAAACGTTGTTCTGATCGCGAATCAAACACCCGCGTCAATTTTATGAATGACCTAAGATTTGGAATTGGTGACTCGATCAACAATTATCAGTGGCCTAGTGCAAATTTAACTGCTCGTCAAAGTCAACAAAAACCGACTGTTACCGTCAATCGAGTGCGAGTTTATTGCAATCAGGTTATCAATGAATCACTTAAAAACAAAGCGCAAATCGAAATCCGACCAACAGGTGGCGGTGCGTCATTTAAGTCGGCTGAAATATTCGAAGGGCTAATTCGCCATATCGAAAATAACAGCAATGCACAATTGGCCTATGAATCAGCTGTACGATCACAGGTATATGGTGGATTTGGCTATTGCCGCGTGACGACTGATTTTGTTGATTCGGAAAGTTTCGATCAAGAAATTCATATCACACGTGTTGCTGACCCGCTATCAGTTTATCTTGATCCCGATATCGCTGAATTTGATGGCTCAGACGCAAAATTTGGCTTTGTGTTTCGCGATATGAACCGGAAAGATTTCGAAAAAGATTATCCAAAATATAAAAATGAGGTAAATTCAGAACCACTTGGTGAAGGCCAACATAGTGATTGGAATGATAAAGATAATATCCGTCTATGTGAATATTATCGCATTGTAACTGAAACTGACGTTTTACATCATAGGTCGGACGGATCTACAGTTAAAGAAAGTGATGTTAAAGACGCTGACAGCAAAATAGCCGCAGCAAAAGAAGCTGACCCAAATGCAGAGGAATCAGAAACTTTACTGTCGCGATTAAAACGTGATTCGGTAGCACAACGCGATGTTGAAAATAAAAAAGTTGAACATTATCTGATTGCTGGTGATGAAATCGTTGAAACTCATGAATGGCTTGGCAAATACATTCCTATAATTCGCTGGATAGGTGAAGAATTTGTTGTTGATGGTATTCTCGATCGTAAAGGTCATGTAAGGGGATTGGTTGCAGCCCAACAAGCATACAATTACCATACGTCGGCAGGAATTGAGTTTGTGTCCTTACAGAGCAAAACGCCATGGATTGCACCAGTTGCTGCGATTGAAGGATTTGAGGAATTATACAACGCGTCAAATAAGGTAAATTTGGCCGTATTGCCATATAATCATAAATCCGAAGATGGTATTATTATTCCAAAACCGGAACGTGAAGCTTCGCCACAATTTGCCAGTGCTTATCTCGAAGGAATGAAAGTAGCCCAAAATGAAATGGAGATGACAAGTGGTCAATTTCCAGCTTCAATGGGTGAAGAAACCAACGAACGCAGCGGCAAGGCGATAAATGAACGACAACGTGCTGGCTTAACTGCAACCTATCATTTTACAAATAATCAAGCAACCGCATTACGATTTCTTGGTGAAGTGCTAAAAGATCTAATTCCGAAAATATATGATACTGAACGTGTCGTAAAAATGTTAGCGGAAGACGGCACAATGAGTACGATTCAAATTGATCCAAATTCACCAACTGCACATAAACCAGTTCCGGCATTGGATCCGGAATCAATTGACCCCAGTCAAGTCGCTGCTATTTTCAATCCAGATGTTGGTGAATATGCCGTCGTATGTACTGTTGGCCCACAATATGACACACGACGTCAAGAAACCCTTAACGCATTAACGATGATATTGAGTCAGAATGAAAGTTTAGCACCAATTGTTGGTGATTTGATGTTTCGCTGTATGGATTTTTCACTTGCTGATTCAATAGCTGATCGGTTGAAGAATATGGTGCCAAAACAAGCACTTGGTCAAGCACCGGATCCACAGGTAACCCAATTACAGCAAATGTTGGCACAACAACATCAGGTGATGAACACATTGAGTCAGGAATTGACTGAATTAAAATCGAAAGATCTATCACGCGAATTGCAAAAAGAAATTGATTGGTATCGTGCCGAATCAGATCGACTGAAAGTAGTGGGTGGTATCGATCCCGCTGCGTTAATGCCAATAGTGCGTGAATTGGTATCACAAGTATTACAACAACCGGTCAATCCTTTGATAAATGCACATATGCAAGAAAACTCACAAATGATCTCACAGGCCCAAATTCCACCCCAACAACCTCAATCTCCTCAAACTCAAGGCCCACAGCAATGATAGTGTCTTACCAGGGAAGAACACAGAATTTAGCGAAATGGATACGAGAGCTGAAATTGAATTATAAGGTAACCCAATACAGATTGAATGCTGGTTGGGCTGTAGCAACTGCGTTTGAAACCCCAATTCGCGCCTATCGTGATCAAACAACATTATCGGAAATTCGCGCATTGAAATATCGTAAAACCACAAAAGAAACCGCACAACAATTTAATATTTCGCGCAATTCGATCTATCGTATTTGGGGAACACAATAATGGAAATCAATGCTCATAGAATGGTAGCAAATTTAGCTGTTGAAATGGCGCAAACTGTCTATGAAGGACTTGCGAAAGACAACACATTTTACAAAACATGGACACGAACTGCATTTGTAAAAGAATGTGCGCCAACATTACGTGCTGAAGCAAAACAACTATTGGCTGGCATGTTGACTCGTAATGATGTCAGTCAATACGAAAAAGATAAAATATTTGAAGCATTAGTATTAGATGAATCCATCCCACAAAAAGGCGCGTGGGATACAACCCAAAAAAGGATCTAAATGACTGAAATAAATGACGTTGGCTCATTAGAGAGTGCCGTTCTTGTACCAGAAGTTCCAATTGAACCAGAAGGTGAAAAACAAGAACATGACAATAAACTTAGTGAGCTGGAACCAGTTCAAGACGTAATAGAAGATGACGTCGAAGAAGAATCTGAAACTGATAAACGACTAAAAAAATTATCGGGTGAAGCTCGCAATGCACGACGTGAAGCACGACTATTACGTGAAGAAAATGAAGTATTAAAGGGTCAACGTACTGACGCACCCGATGCTGAATTTGAACGACGTGTTGCCGAAAAAGCCGCACAAGTAGCAAAACAGGACGCATTCAATAAACATTGTGATGATATCTACAAAAATGGCATTAAAGAATTTGGCAGTAAATTTAATGAATCAGTACAGACATTAAAAGAAACATTTGGAACTGGTTTGCCATTTACCTTTATTGACGCGATAACTGAAGCATCCGATAAGCCCCATAAAATGTTAGCATATCTTGGTGATAATACCGATGTGCTTGATAGAATAAGTGTATTACCGGCACATCGTTTGGGCGCTGCATTGGCTAAATTGGATGCTGAAATTAACAAACCAGCACCGGTTAAATCGATTAGCAAAGCACCGGCACCAATCAAACCAGTTAGTGGCAATGCTAAATCTGAAGTAACCGATGACACAATGGATCTTGACGCCTATATTAAAAAAGAATCAGCAAAACGCGCTAAGCGATACGCATAAAAAAAAAGAGATTCGAAAAGCTGAATAGGTTTGAAATCTCAGATTTCAAACTGATGTTTGATCCGTAAGAGGCGGATCAAACGAGTCCCTAAACATGCTTGTTGTTTTTCGATATAGCGGTTTGCTTGCGGCAGCCGCTATTTTTTTGATAGGTAATATATGACAATCAGTGCGGTTTTTATTTGTTATCCAGATGAGACTGAAGATTCAATTCAATTACATAAGTGGCTTAGTGAACATGATGATTGGAAATTATTAGCCATTGCCGAACAACAATCAAAAGATCGTAAATCTGATGATATGACAGAAGAATATCTTGTTGTGATATTTTATAATGATGATGTTAGCGATCAATTTCGAAAATATTTTTTGACTATCTGGCATAAGTAGTTGACCGGCTGCATAATCCGAGCGGAGAAGTCCGACCCTGTGGGAAATACAAACTAAACAACGCCCCGATGTCGTTTAATACATTGAGCTGAGACGTTCAGACCCTGTGGGAAAAAACTAATTTAATTTATTTTTTCATTTTAGGGGTCATTATGGCGAATACACTTCTCACTATTGGGGGCATTACAGCTAAATGCCTCGAAATATTCCAAAATTCCAATGCGTTTTTGCAACGAATCAACCGTCAGTACGACGCGTCGTTTGCTGTATCTGGTTATAAAATCGGATCCAGTTTGAATGTACGTCTGACAAATGACGTGACAGTTGGACTTGGCGCAACGGTAACACCACAAAGTGTTACAGAAAAGGCCATTACAATCAATGTGGCGACACAACGAAATGTGGCTCTTACCTTTGGTTCGGCTGAGCTTGCTCTGAGTATGGATGACTTCTCATCAAGATTCTTAGAACAATCAGTTAACAAATTGGCCGGATATGTCGCAGCCGATATTATGCAGGTCGCAGAAGGCGTGCCAAATATCGTGCATAATGTTGATGGCGGCAATAACACAATTTCACCAACTGCTGCAACATGGGCACTGGCTGGGGCAATTCTTAATCAGAATTCATGTCCCGAAGGCGATCGCACTGCATTGTTGGATGTATTGACGTCAGCTCGCACGGTAACGTCGATGAGCGGTTTGTTTAATCCACAACAGTCGATATCCGAACAATATAGAGCTGGTAATATGGGCGCAAGTCGGAATACATTAGGTATTGCTGAATGGCGCAATGATCAGACAATCATCAAACATCAGACAGCCGCATTTGGCACACTTGGTACATTCCAAGCAATCAGTGCAAATGGCTTGGTGATGACAACCAGTGCATTGAATGGCCCATTGAATGCCGGTGATATTTTTACTGTTGCAAATGTTGACAGTGCAAACCGTGTTACCAACCAGTCAAATGGCACATTGATGCAGTTTGTTGTAACAGCGGCGGTTGCTGCTGGTGCTACATCGGTTCCGATATATCCAGCATTGATTCCTCCAGTTGGCGGCAACCCAGTTGCATTCCAAACAGTAAATGTTGTGCCAACAGTTGGTGCTGCATTAAACAGCCCAATAAATGCCGGGGAAATCTACAGAAAAAATTTAGTTTTCGACCCCCTCGCGTTCACGATGGTCACGGCAGATCTTTACCTTCCAACGGCTGGTATCGTTGCTGGTTCACGCAAAGTGCATGATGGCGTTTCGCTGCGTATGATAACTGACTTTGTCACATTGTCAGATCAACGCATCACCCGTCTAGATATTCTGTACGGATACGCACTGATCAGACCGGAATGGGCCTGCATCGTAGCAGACGCGCTATAAGATAATGGTACCAGACTTATGCTTCAACATAAGTCATGGAACCGGCGGTGGATTACCTTGCACGTTTTTGAATGTCAAAAATGGATTAAACGTCAAGGTTTGCTGGAAATGAGTTATAGAGCGAAGCAGTCAACAACAAAAACCGCTCACCAGGGCGGTTTTTTTGTAAATACCAGAATATAAACCATAAGGAATAACATTATGTCCGACGAAGATCAGAAACTCCGCACGCAACGTGAAGCTACTGGCATGCCCCGTGTTTATACAACTGAGCCAGTAAAACCGGTCAAACCTGTCGATGAAGAAGTTATCGACAAGCCAATTAAATCCAACGGCAAAAAAGACTAATAGATGACGCCAGTTGATCTTATTCGGCTTGCATTAAAAACGTCAGGCGTCGAAGGAATCGGGCAAACACCTGATTCCGAAGACGTAAATGATTGTTTTATTTTGCTCAATTCAATTCTGGGGAAATGGTCGCGGCAGCGCTATCTCGTTTACAATCAAATTGAGACGGTCGCTACGACAACTGGTGTTGAATCTTATACTGTTGGACCAATGGGTGATTTTAATACGCCCCGACCCGACAAAATATCAGCGGCATATGCACGTATGTTGCCAGTTATCAACAATAGCCCGTTTGATTTTCCGCTAGCTGTATTATCCGCATATGAAGATTTTGCGGCAATTCGCATGAAACAACTGCAAAGTTTTCCAGTTGCTATATTTTATGACAGTGCATTTCCAATGGGCTTGGTGCATGTGTATCCGGTGCCAAATACAACAAGTTTCGAATTGCATTTGGTAATAAAAAATACATTGAGTCAATTCGAAAATCTGACAGTGCCAATTTCATTACCACCGGAATATACCTCAGCACTTATTTGGAATTTGGCTGTCGAATTAAGGCCATTATTTGGTTTGCCAGTTGATCGATCGGTTCTTGCATTGGCTAGCACCAGTCTCGAAATTATTCGCAATGCCAACTTTCAACCCGCACAAATGGGAATGCCAGGTGGTCTTCCGGGAAGCAATAGCAGTTGGTGGCCTGGTCATGGCATACCAAATTTTGGGAATATCATTTGACATTTATACCATTAACATCGGGTGCATATCAAAATAGGTCGATTAT